ATCAGTTTGATTTAAGTGAAAAAGAATCCGGACCAAACTCTAAGAACCCTGGAACAAAGTATCTCAGTGGAACCATTGATGTAGCCACAGGCATAGAGCTGGATAACATCATTCAGGTTCACTATTCTTATGTAGTTCCAACTTATGGTTCAGGAAAGCCAAACAACTCTTATGCAGCACTCAAGAAGATTATTGAATCTGGTAAGACAGTAGTAACAGATGGTTATGAGGAAGCTTGGACAGTTAAGCTCAATCCATCATATCAGACAAATGACTTCTATCCAGCTGGTCAGGAGCAGGTTGTATCTCAGCCAAGAAATGAGAGTGGATTTGTAACAATCGTTACAGCAGATAAGGCTAGACCAGAGGGCGATCCAGCTAAAAATAAATTCTCATTTGATATTGTTGTTAATAATGTCGTTGAGCAGGTTCCTGATGAAGGAGATTCATTTGTAGAGGTTAAGGGTGTTGTATTTAATTATAACAACACAGCAATTTATCCTGTTACATTAGTAGCAAGAAATAAAGATGCTATGCAGTATTTCCTTAATCTTGATGTAAATAAAGATAATCCAGTTTACACAAAGATTTGGGGTAAGATTGTTAACGTAGTAACAAAGGTTGAAAACACAGTTGAATCAGCATTTGGTCCAGCTCAGGTTGAAACTGCTGTTCGTAGAAAGAGAGAATATCTTATCACTGGTGCAAACCCAGTTCCATATATGTTTGATACAGCTGATACAATCACACGTGAGGAAATGCAGAAAGCTCTTCAGGATAGAGAGATTTATCTTGCACAGCAAAAGAAAAATGCTGAGGAATATAGAGCATCTAAGCAGTCTGGCGGAAATGGTGCTAGTCCTGCAGCTCAGGCAGCAAACGCAGTAAAGACCGGAGGTTTCAACTGGTAGAATCCAGTTGAAACTAAAAGGAGGGCTTGTGAATGGCAATAGATTTAAAAGCTATTAAACCTCATAAGGTTTCACGTGATTTACGTGGATATTCAGTATTCTTTTATGGAGAACCAAAAAGTGGTAAGACAACAATAGCAAGTAAATTTCCAAATGCTTTACTTCTTGCCTTTGAAAAAGGTTATAATGCATTAGCTGGTGTTATGGCTCAGCCAATTAATAGTTGGGCAGAATTTATTCAGGTAACAAGACAGCTTAGAGATGAAGAAGTAAAAAGTATGTATGAAACAATTATCATAGATACAGCTGATATTGCTTATGAATATTGTGAAAAATTTATATGTAGTAACAATGACGTTGATTCAGTAGGCGATATTGCTTATGGTAAAGGTTATACATTAGTTGGAAAAGAGTTTGATGAAAAATTAAGAAGTATCGTTCAGATGGGATATGGTATTGTTCTTATATCTCACGCAACAGACAAAGTATTTAAAGACGAGTCAGGTCAAGAGTACAATAAAATTGTATCTACACTTGATAAAAGAGCTAATAGAATTGTTGCAAGAATGGCTGACATTATCGGTTATAGTCGTAGTGTTACTGATTCAGAAGGTAATGATAGAACTCTTCTTTTTATGAGAGGTACTACAAGATTCGAGGCGGGAAGTAGATTTAAATATACCCCAGATTATATTGATTTTAATTATCAAAGTCTTGTAAATTGTATTGATGAAGCAATTAAAAAGCAGGCTGAAGAAGATGGACAAGATCTATTCACAGATGAACGAGAAAATAATTATATAGATACAAGTTCTCACTTTGATTTTGATAAGCTTATGAGTGAATTTAATAAACTTATCGAAAAGTTTAGTGAAGATGAAAGTAAGATGGCTACTTACTATGCACCAAGAATTACTCAAATTATTGAGAATTACTTAGGTAAAGGTAAGAAAGTTAATGAGATGAATAGAGATCAAGTTGAGCAGTTAGTTTTGATTATAGATGATTTAAAAGAATTATCGTAATATGGCTCCCCAACAACCCTTCTTAAAGAGGAGTATTTAGTTAATAAATACTCCTCTTTATTTTTTTAAAAAAATTTGCTATAATATTATTAGATAATATTGAAAAGGAAAAGATAAATGGCAACAGCTCATATTGTAAAATGTTTATATTGTGGCAAACAATTTGATGCGCAAGAGAAAGACAAAGATATAATATGGTATAAACCACGGTCTAATCGTTATGCGCATATTGAGTGCGGCAAGCAGAAAGAAGCCAACAAAACTCAAGAGGAAAAAGATTATGACAAATTGTATGAATATGTCAAATCTAATCAAAAAGAAAACTTCAACTATGTAATGTTTAGAAAATTAGTTGAAGCATGGCAGAAAGATTATGGATTTACTTTTAATGGAATGTATTATACTTTGATATATTTTTATGAAGTTAAAGGTAACTCAAAAGCAAAGTTCATAGATGGTTCAATAGGAATCATACCATTTTGTTATAAAGATGCGCAGAAATATTATTATGATATTTATATAGCATCTCAACGTGCGGGAACGGGGACTTATGACGCCACGAAACGTTGGGTTGTGGAGATTGAACCCCCCAGCGCGCGCCCAAGACCAATAAAACTATTTGATTTAGACATGGAGGATGATGATGAAGAGTAAATATATCGACACAAAATCAATTATACAAGTAATAGGAAGTATTTATCAGAATCCAAATCTATTAGACGAAGAGCAGTATAAGTTCAATGAACAGGACTTCCCGCAAGAATTTCATAAGATAATGTTTGGTTCTATGTTTAATCTTCATGCTCTTGGTGCAAAGACACTAACAGTTAATGCTATTGAAGATTATCTTGAACAAAGAGAAAAGAAATTTGCAGTTTATAAAGCATATCATGGTGATGAATGGCTTGAACAGTGTGTAGAAACAGTCAATACCGCAACTTTTGATTATTATTATAATCGTTTAAAGAAATTTACATTACTTCGTATGTATGATAATATCGGAATGAATGTAAAATATATCTATGACCCAGACAATGTCATGGATATAAAAGTTCGACAAGCGCAAGAAGATTGGTTAGATAATCACACTCTTGAAGAAATTGCAAATAATATAAATGATAAAATAGAAGATATTAAAGCAAAATATGTTCATAATGGTGTTGCAGATATAGTAGACGCTTCCGCCGGACAAAGAGATTTGTTTAAAAGATTACAAGAAGCTCCAGCTGTTGGGTATCCGTTAATGGGTAAGTATATTAATAGAATTTTTAGAGGAGCAAGATTAGGTTGTGTATATCTTCGTTCCGCACCAACAAACTATGGTAAATCTCGTTATATGGTTGCAGACGCTTGTAACTTTGCTTGTAATGAAATGTACAACCCAGAAACACAACAGTGGGAACAAAATGGCTCAGCAGAACCAACAATATATATTACAACAGAACAGTCTATTGATGAAATTCAGCCTATGATGTGGTCTATTATTGCAGCTGTTCCTGAGTGTAAGATTCAAGAGAAAAGATGTAGTGAGGAAGAGATTCAAAGAATTAAACGAGCTATGGATATTCTTGAAAACTCTCCTTTATACATTAAAGAACTTCCAGACTTTAGCTTACAGGATGTAGAAAATGTAATTAGACATGGAATGAGAAAATATAATGTTAGATATGTTTGTTTTGACTATATCCATTCAAGTATGAAAATATTAAGTGAAATAGGCAGTAAAGCAAGAATAGCAAATCTACGTGAAGATAACGCCCTATTTATGATGAGTGTAAAATTAAAAGATATAGCAAAGCAAAACGATGTATTTATTCTTACATCAACTCAGTTAAATGCAGATTATGTTGAATCTAAAACTTTTGACCAAAACTTACTTAGAGGAGCTAAATCAATCGCAGATAAGGTTGATGCGGGAATGATTATTCTTCCCATCACAGAACAAGACAGAGAAAGCATTAAACTGTTTTGTGATAAGAATGGATTTGAAATGCCAACAATGAAGATGTCTATATATAAGAACAGAGGTGGTAAATATAATCATCTATTCTTATGGTGTAAGCCAGACCTTGATATATGTAGAATGAATGTTATGTTTATAACTTCATATTTATATGAGCCTATTGAAATAGAAGATTTGGTTATTAATATTAAATCAACAGAGAATTGGAAGAGTGCATTTTAAGGAGTTATAAATGAGTATAAGATTTGATAAAGATGAAATTAAAAATTCTTTAACTTTAGAACAAGTTGAACAATTTTTAGCTGAGCATGGCGGGGAACCTATTAAACGTATCGGCATGCTTGTCTCCCGCACCATATGCCATAATCCAGTTGATGGTAATGGTTCTCATAAATTATACTATTATGAGAATACTCATCTTTTCAAATGTTATACAGAATGCGCGGAGGTCAATGGTTTCGACATCTTTGACCTTACCCGCAAGATTATGAAGATACAATCCAATATAGACATGACATTATATGATGCTCAAATTTATATTATAAATTACTTCTCTCTTGATGTAGCTTTCGATTTTCAGAAAGATACGGATAAGAATTCAGATTTTAAAATCTTTAATAAATGGCGGAAAGATAAGCCTACAGACAACCAGCAAAAGATAGTCGAATTTCAGAAAATTGACCCGGCTGTTATAAAGTGGCTTCCACAGAAAGAAATAATACCATGGCTTAACGAAGGAATAACACAAGACGTTATGGATAGACATGGAATTAAGTTTGATCCATATAACTACGGAATAGTAATTCCACATTGGGATAAAGATTGGAATATGATTGGAATAAGAGAACGTACTCTCTTAAAGGAAAATGAAGTATATGGTAAATATAGACCAGCTGTTATAAATGGGAAAATGTATAACCACCCATTAGGATTTAATTTATATAATCTTAATTTTTCAAAAGAAATGATTAAACAAAATAAAAAAGTAATAGTTGGTGAAGGTGAAAAGTTTTGTTTAATGATTGATTCTCTATTCAATGTAGATATATCTGTTGCATGTTGTGGAAGTAATTTAACTTCACATCAATTTAAACTGCT